ATGAGACCCGCCTCGTCCGCACCGGCCTGGATGTAGGGCACTGCAGCGGTCCGAACCAGGCGGACCGCCTTGTAGACCACCTCCAGGGTCTCCGTGTAGCGGTAATCGCTGGTGATGTTGGCCATCTCCCGGCAGTTGGTGACTCTGAAGCCGTAACCGGGGAAGGACCTGAAGGTCGTGTAGCGAGCGAAATCCAGGGTCTCAATCTGAGCCTCGGTGAGATCCACGGGGAAGAGGGATAGCCCCGGGCTGATGGGGAAGTTCTGGACGTGACCGATCGATTCCGAGACTTTCGACTTGCTCGCCATCAATCCACAGATGACACCTCCGCCGTTCTGGATAAGGGCCATCCCGGTCCTGTCGGCGAGCAAGAGCCAGCCGGCGCAGATGCAGATATCCTTGTCCTCAAAGCTGTCCGCATCGGTCTCCAGGGCGGTGACCCACTCCTGGGTTGTCTCCGCGCCGCTGGGCCGGTCCGTCTCGCAGATGAAGAAGATGTATTTGTGCTTGTTCTGCAGATCCGCGATGACGGTGGACACAGAAGCCCAGAAGGTGCTGTCCGAGGCGTCGGAGACCAAGATCCACCAGATCTCGTCGTCTTCCGCCAGCTTCTCGGCGGCGTCGATCCGCTTGGGGTCGGTAGGCTTCGCCTCCGTGCACTGCCAGGTCCAGTAGTCGTCCTTGACGAAGCTCAGCTCCGGGTTGGTGAGGGCGTCGGTGAACTTGACCTTGGAGCCGTTACCGAGGTCGATCTCAGCCTCCTTGGGCGGCCCGGCGCCGGTTTCCTTCAGGAGTCTCTCCTCCTGGTAAGTGATTCCCCCGTTGTAGGAGATCTTCACCTTCGCGGTCCCTACTCCTCCGGTGACCGTGCAGATCGCTTTGAAGTCCCGGTCGTTCTTGGGTGTGCCGCTGGTTGTGACAGTACCGGTGCCCTGGTTCCCGGTTCCTGCAGTCACCGTTCCCGGATCTGCCGCCGTTCCCCCTGTGGGATCCGCCCTGACGGCCTTCACTCTCTGAGCCCCCAGGGCGAAAGCTGCCTGAATGCGCTCCACCAGGGTGCCCATTCCCAGAGTCTCCTCCGCGGTCGCGGGATCGTTGAAAGCGTAAATCTCCTCCACGGTTCCCTTGGAGGAGTTCCCCACGACCCCGAAGGTGCGGGCCATCCCGGGAGCAGCAAGCCCCAGGCCGCCGTCCTTTATCTGTTCGAATACATTCGGAAGAGCCATGTATCAGCCTCCTTTCTATCTGGCTTTCGTGACCTTCCTGAGCCACTTGTTTTTCGCCTTCTCGAACTGCTCCTCGGTCACCCGCTGGTCGGGTTTCCATCCGGCATAAGCCTTGATGCCGGCGACATAGGAGCGTTTGACCCCGAGCTCCTTGGCCCACTGCTCGGGGGTCTTCTCCGCCTGAGGCGGATCCTTCGGAAGTTCTCCGGACTGGGAAGCCTTCCCCTCCCTGTTCGTAGAAGCCTGCACGCCCGACTTCTCTTTATGCTCCCCACCCGGAGTCTTCGATGTTTCCTTAGCCATGAATACCTCCTAATCTCCTGACGAACTCTTCCACCAAGGGCAAAAAGGCTCGGAGAAGCAAAGCTCCCAGAGCTGCCCCTATGGCTGCGAGCCATCGACCCATTCTTCTCCTAAGCCTCGCATTCTCCTCAACTTCCTTCCTGGTCTTTGAACAGATACCGTCCTCGGGATCGAAGAACTCCTGCATTCTCTCCCTGAAGGCTGTATTCTCATGGACCCGGGCAAACAGGCCGTTATCGGGATCCAGGAGTTTGTCGCTCATCTCCTTGATCTTCTTTTCAACGCACTTGAACTTCTCGGCTTGGCTGTTCTCGTGCGTCTCGAAAAGTCTCTCTATGGCCTTGACTTCTTGCCCATCCATAGCCTCACTCTCAGGTCTCCGGCTCGACAGTGTAACCTGTCACCGTTATGGCCGTATCTCCCGTTCCGCTGTTAATCGAGAACTCCAGGGCGTTGCCGATGGAACCGGCGTGCAGTCGCGGAAAAGACTCTGCGCCGATGTGCGAGGTCGCGGTGGCGACCTTATAAAGAGCTATTTCAGTTTCCCCGTCCTTGATGATCCCGGAAGCATTCGTGGTGGAATGAAAGATGACGGCGGTGATGACATGCATCTTGCCTTCTTCCGCCTCGATCGTTACCGTTGTGGTGCCTCCGCCAGTGGTCTTGCCGTAGCCCCTGAACCATTTCTCAAACTTCCCGCCCAGCAATTCGTGTAAGACTCTTTGCTCAGATAGCATATTTTCCTCCTTAGCCACCGTTGGGCGATGTGACCTCGAGATCGAGGACCTCCACGGTCGGAATCTGCTTCTTGTAGTAGAGAGCACCGGAGATCTCCACGGCAATGAAGCCCCGGTACTTGCCGGCCCGGATATCGGAGTAAGGCTGATTCCCCCGTCCCAGGGCGATGCGGAAGATATCCCCGTTCTCGTGAATCGCTCTGTTTGCCTGGAAGAAGGTCCGGATCTGCTTGAGGTATCCGTCGAAAGCGGCGTCACCGAGGAGCTCCTTGGCATTGGCGGTATAGACATCGATCGCGACATCGATCACGACCTCGTCGGTCTGATAGGTCATCTCGAGGAGCGACTTCGTTTCCCAGGAATAGGTGTCGTCCTGGACTAAGTCACCCTCCGGCCCGAACTGAAAGACGGTGCCGTCTCCAAGCTCGATCGCTCCGTTGCCCGGCACCGTAGCCGGATCCGTCCAGCTCTCTCCGCCGTCGGTGGAGATCCTGTATTCCGCCGTTCCCAGCGGACCGCCCGTGACAATCTCCAGGATATAGCTGTTGTTCCCCCTGTGGTCCCCGACAATGCAGTAGGACGCCTGAGATGACCCCTCGTGGATGATGTCCGAGATCTCGTCGATCGGCTCGGTCTTCACCAGGGTGTAGGACGGCGTGTAACGGGGACCGAAAACGATCGCCATGTAGGGCTGGTTGGCCGCGACGTTCACACTCTCGATGAACTCGTAGTCGGGGAACTCCAGAGTGGTGCGATTGGTGAAGACCTTAGTCTCCCCATCCGTCCCGATGATGTGATTCTCCAACATCAATGCCAGCTTTTCGACCACCTTAAGCATAGAGGGCCTTCTGCAATGCCTTCTCGTAGTTCCTGATTACTTCCTCCTCGACCTCTTCAACCGTGGGTCTCCACAGCGGTCTTGCGGGGACCCTCCTGTCCTTGGTCCCGAACTCGTGAACCAGTCCGATGTTGGCCACCTTCTCACCGCCGCGATAAGCGACCGTCTTCTTCACACCGACCACACCTTCGAAAGGACTCAGTTGCTCTGAGGTGATGGCCTGCCGGTATTTCCCGGTGGCGATCAGGGTCTTCTCGGAGAGGCGTCCGCCTTTCTTTCTGCCGAGCTTGTAGCGGCGATAGCGTTTCGAGAGAGGCTTCCATCGCAGATCCTGTTTGACCAGGTGACCGACGACCGTCGACTCCGTCAGCTGCAGGTTCTCCGCGGTCGCACGGCCCACCTCGGTTAAGAGCCTCTTGGACAGCCCGGTGAGCCGCCTCTTGAATCCTTCCCAATCACCGGTCAGCAATCCTCACCCGTTTCCGTTGCCGCCGGCACGTTTGCTATGCCGGTCGGCGGATTCACGATATCCAGCCCCAGCCTCCCGGCCTTGAACTCCGCCTCCTTCTCGAACCGTTTGATCGCCTCCTGGAGGAACCTCAGCTTGTCGGCGCTCTCGTGGACCATGGAGTCGGCTCCCAGCTTGGCCTTGGCGTCCTCCTTGTAGCGGTCCAGAGAGAACTCCAGGACCATCACTGCGGTAACGTCCGCCAGGAAACTCTTCTCCAGGCCGGTGAGGTCTTCAGCCTGTTTCGCCTCCAGAGTCGGATAGAGCGCCTTGGCCTCGGCAATGGTGTTAGTGAGCAGCGTGGTCCACTCGCTGCCGCCGAGGATCGTCTTGGTCTGTGAGAGCCGGGCCTCGACGTAATCCTGGATGGTGCGGTCGGCCACTACTCATCCTCGATGAGCTCCTTGTTGGCGATCTTGGAGAGAACGAATCCCGTCCGGGGAACCTTTTGAGTCCCCTTCCCACGTATCCAGGTCCCGCTCTCGCTGTCGTAGAAGGCACCGCCGTAGGCCAGGATCTTCTTCGGAAGCTTGACCTTTATGGTCGGCACCTCCTTCTCGGGAGACTTCTGGGAAGAAGAGGATCTCCCACTTTCCGACCCGGGTTGGCTTTGGGAGGACTCCTTCTCCTCCGTCTTCTCCTGCGGAGCCGGGGGTTGCCCCTTCTTGTCCTTCTTCTCGTCTTTCTTGGCCATAGTACACCTTTCACTCAAGCCCGGTGATTCGGGCCGTTAAGGGTTAGCTGAAGTCCAGAACCCTGGCCGCCTCGGTGTAGATCTTCGCGAAGCCGACATCCTGGGAGATCACCGTCTCCTGGAGCTGCTTCCCGATGATCTTGTCGACTTCGTTGTACTGGCTGCCGGCCTCCACCAGCATCTGCAGAGCGGACGTCTTGTCCGCCGCGATCAGAGTGTTCGCGGCGACGGTGGTCTGTTTCCGGAGAGTGATCCCCAGAGGGGAGATCAGCTTCCCGGTGGCCTGGTAGTTGAACCCGGCCTGCGGATCCTTGAACTCGGTGAGTTTCAGGATCAACCCAATGGTCGCCTTGTTGCAGATCCAGGTGGTGGCCTCGAAGTCCTCCATATTGAGGTCGAAATCCACCAGGTTGGAGTAATTCATGCCCGAGAGGGCATCCGAGGGCGCGGGGTTGGAGTTGCCGTCACCGTTGATAATGACATCTATGGCCCAGGCCACCATGCTCCGGCGGAGCTTCCGTCCTATCAGTCTGAAGTGCACCGCGGCCAGATCGAGAGTCATCCGTCTGAGGAACTCGTAAGAGGCCTTCAGGCGGTGCCCGATN